TTGTCTTTTCTTTTGAGGAATGTTGCGGTGCTCACATTTGTTTTACCATTGTATTTAAAGTAATCATAACTTTTGGAGGTAAAATGTAACTTTAAACTGTTATACATGGTAAACGCTGCATAACCAGAGTTATCAGTCATAACGGAAGTTTGGATGTTTTCTTAATAAGATTGAGGTCTTGTGCTTCTTCTCTAATTTTAGATTTGAGAGCAGGAGAAATTAATGTGCTTGCAACTTCAATTTCTAATCCAGTAGTTTTACAATGTTCTAGTATGGCATCCATTCGTGTTGATTTCAACTTCAAAGCCAATTCTTCAACCATCAAACTAAACTGCCTAATTTCTTCCCGTGTTGGCATAATTCCTCAATTCATAATTTAAATTCTACTACGTTCTTTATAAAAGATGTGATTACCAATTTTAGTCACCAAAGGTAATTGCCAATTTGGATTTACTGAGGTTGCATGGTAATACATCGCCTTCTGTTTGTATATTGTACCATGAGCGTAAGGTTCTGTCAAGGCAATTCTGGCCGCTTCTACCGATTCATCATAGTTCTTTTTACTACGAATAACTTTGGCAAACTTTTCACAGAACCATGAGAATTGGCAAACAGTATAACCATTTACTTTATCTTTTTGTTTTACTACATCACAAACCGTGGAACGGAATTTACCGGAGTTTACACGATTCATGGTAACTTGAGCAACTGCTAATTTACCTTCAAATGATTCACTGCCGGCTTCCCAATAAATGTTATCGGCCAAACATTCGAGTGAATCATTAAAGTCTGTTGCAACTTGTTGAGCATAATACTCTTGTGCTGCTACTTTAATTGATGGTATTGATAAGTTGATTGATAATATTGTGATTGCAAGAATACTTGCAACTTTTTTGTTGATGAACTTCATCATTTCTCCTTGTTAGGGAACAGGATATTCTCTGTTCTTGTCCAATTACGATTTTGACTTATTTCGCATTGAGTTTAAAAAAAATACTAATATTTACTAGTATAGAGGATTATTTAGGTTTTGTCAAGCGTTTTTGTGGTAATAATCAATAGCTTTTACAAGTCCGTCAATGTGGTCCTGTGTTTTTTGTTTGAATATCAATGGTTTATTATCTTCTACTGCCATGATAATTACCAGATTATCGATTGGTGTTCCTATCATTTCTTCATACATTAGAGCATAAGCAGATGTTTGCCAGAAATAATCTTCAATATCTTCATGTGATTTAACTCGTTTGGATGTTTTAAAATCTATGACTGATAATTCACCTTCATATTCAGCAATACAATCAACACGACCTGCCATTCCTAATTGATTAGACCATAATGCTTGCTCTTGATAATGTATGTTATTAATTTTATTGAGATATGGTTTAATTGATAAGAACATTTCAATAGCGTCAGGCATATAAACACCTAATTTTTCATTATTGAGATATTCTTCACACATAGAGTGAACATTGGTACCACGAGATGTGGCTTTTCTTGAGATACGATTGGCTTCTTCTTCACCAACTCGTCTGCGCCATTCCATAATTGCCTGTTTCTTTTGAGCACCAAGAACAGTAGTAACGGAAGGTAAACGAGTACCATCTTCTAAAGTATAATATCTTTTACCATCAGGAAAAGTTTCAGATTGTAAATCTTCTAAATTTTTTGGAGTGCAATAATTAAAAATCATTTATTCAAATAAGTCCTGTTTAACATAGTATGATTATGGTCAGTTGGACCCCAATCGCCATCAGGATGAAATGGTACAACTACCATACTTTCATCACCTGTTCGGAATCGGTGTAATTCTCTTTCTTCAATACACCAAACCATTCCTTTTTTCAATTCTATTTCTTTTTCAGTTCCGTCTGCATCTTTAATACAGGCAAAACCTGAACCTTTTGCAACCACACCTAATCGAATACTTGGGTGAATGTGGTAACTCTGGTTGATATGTGGTGGGAAGAACAAAGCGTTCAAGGATGGGTCACCTAGGCGTGGAGGATACACTAGGAGAGTATCACTACATCCATCAATGTAACATAGTCGTCCTGAGTCCTCTAGTGGTCCCCCGACCATGTCCTGACCTCTGAATCCAATGCGTGTAAACAAGGCCACTTGACCTGTATATTCAATATCATTACAACCCCAAGACCAATATGAGAAATACTGTCCCTCACGAGCAATCATATTGTTAGGTAATTTAACTTCACCAGATAGAACATAACCATATATTGTAGAGTATTCATTAGTATATGTAAAACCTTGGTCTGTCGCAGCATCACACAATACACCCGTTGAAGGATACATTGTTTGTGTGTAATCTAACCAACTTTTCTGTTCTTTTGAAAATATTTTCATTTGACTATCATTCTTTCAAAATCGTTTCCGTAATTGTAGTATTCTTCTGTAGGATAATCTTTAACAAAATTCATATCCTCATCAATATATGTATAAATGTCCTTATGTAAGAAAGCTCTCGATAAACTACCAATCTTTGGTTTCTTAAAATATTCCGAATCACCAGTATAATCTATTATATACTCTTTGGCAACATATTTGGAAGTATCAGCAGTTTCTCCTATTAGAGAATCAGCATTATTCATTGACCACAATTGAAATTCTGGTGTATGATAGAATGTGGTATAATTTTCTTCCATTTTAATACCTTTTGGATTATTTGCAAAAGGTAATATTCTAACATATACTGATTGCCATTTGGTTGAGAAATTAATCCACCAAAATAGTTTGTAGAATGTATCTAATTTTATTGGTGATGTGTCTTTAAACTTCTTCATCAAATTTAATAAGTTCTCTGACATATTAGTTTCTGCAAGAGATGAAGTTTTAGTTTTAAAGTTTCTTCTCATCCAATCAATTAATGGACCTTCTAACTCATTCACATCTTTGAATACATCTGAGAAATTTCTATTAACTGTGAAGTAACCAACTAATTGTGAACCAAATAATTGGTCAGCATTTTCACCTGAAATGAATAGGTAATCATCGTTACCTAAGAAATAAGGGAATCTATAAGTTGCAACACATTCAAAATGTTTTATAACATGATTATAATAAAAATTGGCATTTTCTCTTATACTTTGGTCTGATAATAAAACAACAACATTCTTCTTTAAAACATCCAAAGGTATATTCTTTAGTAATGCACATAATATCAAAGTAGAATCCACACCACCACTATACATCACGGCCAATTTTCTATTTGTTGATAATGCCATGTTCATCACTTCTTTTGCTCTATCATCACATATATCACTCCATGATTTATCAAAAGTTACCATCTCAGGCATGGCCAGATGAGGTAACAATTTAACATTTAATGGAACTGAAATTGTATTTGTTCTATCAAATACGGTGATATTGGCATTGAATACATGGAAAAAAGAACTGAAATTATCTCCACCTGGAATCATTGTTCGTTTATTATAGTTAGCTCTATTTAAAAATATGTCGTAACTATTGTAGAATAATAATTTTTTCATAATGAACTGTATGCTTGTCTGGAGATATTAAATGCATCGTAAATGTTGTGTAGATTTTTTATATCTTTTTCATTAACAATCATCTCTGTGTATTTAATTCTCAGACTTTCATTCTCTGCCAGATAAGTATGTTTTATTTCATGTTGTAATTTGATTTGTTTTGCCGCTTCTTGTAAACTGATATTCATCACTTTGGCATATCCTGTTGTATATGGATATTTCAAAGTTTCATCTTCAGTTATATTATCTTTTAATATCTCTGTCGCTTCAATATTCTTTTGTTCATAGATTATTTCTTGACCTGATAAAAGTCTAACAAATGGCCTTCTATGATACTCCAATTCAGAATGAATCTTATCTAATAACGCAGCCTTCTGTGTCATTAAAATATAATCATATAACTTTTCTTTTGATTTAATATTTGTATTTCTTTGCCATGTCACACAACTTAAATCTTTAACAAATTCCCAACAACGATTATATGAAACATAAAAATCATAATCTTGTGGGTGAATGGCTTTTTCTGAAGTGAAGAAGGTGTATAGACCACCATATTCTATATTACTTAATGCCTTGATAGTCATTGGATTTTTTGCCATGGCAACCAATCTATAACTGGTGTCTAATAATGCGTAGACTTCCAAACTGTTGGCTGCCATCCAAACAACATTTTCTTTTTTATTGAAAAAATATGGCGATAAAGAATCATATATTTCATTCACTTGTTGTTCATTTAACATATTACTCACCTAGTTTTGCTTGTTCATAAACCTCTACATCATTAACAACTTTTTTCTCTGTTACAACTTTAATAGGGAATACTTTCTTCTTCGGTGTTTCTGTATGTTGTAGGATTGTTCCAAAAATATCTCTGCGCTCTGGTGGTAGGATATCATTGTTGATATAAACAGGAATATAACCTGTAATCTTCTCAAAGGCCAAAGCAAAGATTGCAATGGTATCTGAGTAGGCATTATTACAAGATGATTCCCAATACTTATCTTCTAGGTACATACAAGCACCTTGACAGATATGTAATGCTGGACAATTAGAACAATCTGGTCTATTCATCCAATGTGTGGCTGATTTAATCAAAACATTATCATAATCATTTAGATTACCTGCTAAATGTGGTTGTCCATTCTTAGCAGTTTCAACCGCACTTACGTTTTGACAAGTGATAACATTACCTTGCATATCGATTGTGATAACATCTTCATTGTCCATACCACACTTCTGCATCAGATACTTTGATTCATTTTGACCTAATACAGCCTGTATGAACCAATTAACCTTTTGCACGATTGTCATAAATCCAATCTTACCTTCATTCTCATATATCTCTTTGAAAGCAGTTTGACGATAGTTAAAATGTTCTTGTTTTGTTTGCAAACAATTTTCAACACCTTCATCGTCATAGGCATCAATCAACATACCTTCACCTAATACAACATCAGGGTCACCTGTAACATCAATAAACCAATCGTGAATCTTTTTCCTAGAAATGTTCTTAGAATTCATCATACTATTGAAACTGATACGATTCAATGGTTTCATCGCTTGATAGAAATCAAGTATAACTTTTTTCTTTTCTGGATCCTCAAATGGGTCAGGACCACGTAATGATTGTCCAGGTCCATCATGTGAGATACTAACAGAGAAACCCATATACATTAACCATGCACAGATTTCTGGTGTTAAAATGGATCCATTGGTAATCATTGAGAATCTTGGTTTCTTTTTCCAAGATGAGAATTTTTCTTTGAGTGCTTCAGCGAGAGGTTTTAATGTTTTCCAATATACTAATGGTTCACCACCCCAAAACTCCACTTTCAATCCAGTTTCTTCTGAAAATTCTAATACTTCCAATTTCTGGAGAAAGTTATCGATATCTTTTTTAGTGCTTTCTGGAGGACGACCAACGAACTTTTGGTTACAGTAAGAACAAGAATAGTTACATGAAAGACCCAATTGAATCTTCAATATTCTAATTGATTTGGATTTTTTGAGTGGAACGTCCTTAGAAAAAGGAACAACAGGTTTCTTGTCCTGTTTC